TATCATCTTCAAGAACAAAAAGAACATCACCTGCAATAATTAAGTGTTGTAAGGCAAGGAACACGACTTCTCTAAGGTTTTTAGATTTAAGTTTTGTATATACTTGGTCAGCTAACGACTCTAAATAGTTATTAATTTGTACGCTAGGTGTTACGCCGTCTTTAATAGCAAACTTAAAAAAGGGATCTTCATTCAAAGGAATTAATGCAGATAGCATTTTACTAGACATTGCCGTAACTCCTCTGGCGGGAACAGAGGAAAACGGAGTATACAAAGAATCTTCCTCTCCATGCGACTCCGGGGGAAGGATAGAGGGAATAGTAAGCTTAGAAGCTTCCCTAGCATGATCCAGTTTCCTCTGTCGTTTAGAATTTAAAAGACGATAACGATCTGCTAAGGTTTGTTCTGACATAAGTTAAGCTCCTCTGGTGTCTGGTTTAGCTTGAGCCTCTTCTTCTTCGTTTTCTGGAATCTGCATATATGACATTCCGGCTGTCATAGGTCTGTCTTCGGTAATAGACTCTACATTGGGCTTTCCAGCTACATCTGTGGCATCTACTTCAACAGCGGCTGCTGCTTCTGCCATTTGAATAGCTTCTTTCTGTGCCTTTTCTTGTGCCATCTCTTCTTGCTGACGAGCCTTAGCTTGTGCCATTGCTGCTGACGCTTCTGCATTAGCTTGGCTTTCTTTTGCTTTCGTTAAAGCAAGTTGCATTTGTCGTTCTCCGGCGCGGTCTGGTCCCATTCCACCGCCTCCAAAACTTCCGCCACTTCCCATGATAATACCCTTTCTTATTTAGGTCTTGTTCTATTTAATCCCTTGAATTTGTTTTCTGAAAATGTTCCTTCAGAAAACGCTTTAGATTCTAGTCCTGCAATTTGTATCGAAGGACTACTTCTAATTTTAATTTTCTTGGCTTTCGGGGGTCTAATAAGTGCCTCATCTGAAGTAAACTCTCCAGACATTTTTCCTGCAACGCCCGCTTGTGCCATCGCAACTTTTTCCCATCTGTCTTTGGTGTCTCTTTTAAGCTTATCAATTCTTTGCTGAGATTTTGAAGTCTGCATGTCTGCATAGGCGGAGACATATTTTGCTTGGTTACGAAGCTTTGTTGCGACTTGTCTTCCTGCGCCAATTGCATCTTTTTGCCACTCAAACCAAATGGGTTCCCAATATCTCATATAACACTCTCGACTATCATATTCGTGAGGAGGATTGCATTCCGGTCTATCAAAAATTCCCATTAAAAGCCTCCTCTTGTTTTATCTTGAGCTTTAAGAATTTGTTTTAATTTATCAATAACAGATACCTGCCCAGCATTCTGGGCAAGCATCTTTATGAATTGTTCTGTAGGTACGTCCGGGTCAAACTGAATCGGAGGATACATTTTTTCGAGTTCTTCGATTAGTTTCGGATCTATTCTTGGAAAGTTCTTCAACTGTTTTCTCCAAAGTTTCAAGTCGATCAGTCCACGTCTTAATAATCAAAGACATTTCAGCTTGATTAAGTGGTTGCGCTCTGTCTAACTTAAATTGAATGTTAGGACTAAGTTCCATTTTAACCTCCACCTACAGTTCCATCAATAGCTGTATCTAGGGCTTGCGTCATTTGTTCAAACTTTTCGGTTTGTCCGTCTCTAACTGCTTTTACTGCTCCAATCGATCCCGCACCCATAACAGTACCCAAGATCATATACTCAGCAGTCTGCATTCCAGACTCATCCGATAAAAATCTTTTAATGTTTTGTAACATGTTGTTCCTTTACTTTACTAAATCTACTATTTCGCAAGATCCACCTTGGCAGGCAAGGCTATGCGAGTTAATTGTTGTATCCTCTTTTTCGTAAGAACTAAGAGTATTAAAGTTAACATCGCTTGGCATGTTATCTTTCATAGTTTGATATGTCTGCTCATCGCAGGCCTCAAACGGAGCTTGTTCGTATACATGGTCATCAGAAGGCAAGAAGGAGATACCAGAAACATATTTCCAATTATCCCATACCCATTGACCAATAGACAGGAACTCATCATCTTGATAAGATACTGTAATACTAGGCTTATGATGGCACCAGTATCGTTGGTATAGCAACCATAGATCTAAGTGATCGAGTGCTTTGATATTCTTCTGAGTCACAGTACTGCAAGGAGACTTGATAGGGAAAGAAAACACATGGGTTGTGTCTGGTCTTTGCATACAAGGCTCACTTGGAATGTTGTGGTCTACCATAAACTTACAAATAGGGTCAGTAATATCTGCTCGAACACGGCGAATGTAATAATCGCTATATCGAGGATGCATTCCTGAGGATGTTCCCGCCACACAGGAGGTAGTTCCACTAGGCTTACAGCAAGTAATAGATTTACTTGGACTAATACCAAGCTTGCCTGCCCATCTTAGGTTGGTTTTTACAGCTTCTTCTCGTAGTTCTTCTAGAACATAAGAAAGCTTACCTTTGCCTAGCTGCCCGCTCATTAACTTACTGTCGTAAATACCAGTGAACGATACACCAAGAAGTCTTTCTTCTTCGCAGTTTTCCTTAAACTCTTTTCGTAGATAAGGAAACGCAGTGAAGGAGGACTGGATTGTACCTAAGATGGTAGCCATTTGTACCTTTTTACGAAGGCTTTCTAGGTCATCTTCTGGCCTTACAACAACTTCTGTTAGATTACAGAATTGATAAGGACGAAGGATAATTTCAGAACATGGGTTTGTTCCAAACTTAATGCCTTCTGTCTTACGTCCAGCCTTAGCTGCAATCCTAGACATAGCTTCTTGATTACAAATACCGCGCTCTCCCGACCTTGAATCGTAGAGATGGCTCCATTCTTGGAGGAACTGACCTAGATCAGGCTTGTGATCATATACAGCGGAGTTGTTAGCGAGGCTTCTATGCCCTGAGCTTTCCCACCAAGGACCAGCCTTAGCCTTAGCCATTTCATGATCTGATACATCGCTTAGTGAAATCAAGGCTGATCGTCGAACCGCACCGGCAATAACAATCTCACCAATTAGACATACAATATCATGTACTTCAATAGGCTTGAGCTTTCTGCCAGCACAGTTATAGAACAGCTTAACAATATATCTAAACAACCGTTCAAGTGGTTCGGGGCCGCTTGCGCGACCACCAAAAGTCTTTAGCCTTGCTCCAGCAGGACGAACTAGGGAGGTGTCCCATGTAGGATGCACTCCATCGTATAGATAATTAAGAAGCTTTCTAAGAGCCTCGGCCCAGCCTACTCGGGAGTCTTCAACCAAAATCTTATCATCATTTTTGTTAATCTCAGAAGGAACCTTTGGAAGCTGCTCTGTGTATTCTCTTTCACAAGAGAAGCCTACTCCCGTTCCGCAACATAAGATATACAAAACCTCAGAAAAAGAGCGAGTGTCTTTAATAGGCAAGTAAGAGCAGTTGTAGAAAACGGTGTTGTCTACATCAGCCGCTGGACCTGCGCTCATCAAAGCCCTCATTGAGGGGAACACTTCTAGATTATTTGTGGCTTCTTTACATTCATTTAGAGTTTGGGAGTAATCTGTGTTGTCTTCCTGTCCCACCAATAAATATGTATTATTGTAAACATAATCATAGTATCGGCTGACACATTCATCCCAAGTTTCTCGTCTGTTCTTTTCTTCAACCCACTTACAGTAACGCGAAGTTACAATAAACTGCTGAAATAGGTCCATTTCTTTGTTCATACATTTTCTTTCTTAAGAAGATCATCGTAAAGCATTTTGGGAGTCCAAGCAGATTTGCTGGTCTCAATCCCAAACATTTTTAATAATTCCGCCGTAACCGTTACGCAGTCATTTGTGTCTCTGGGGTATCCTAATATTCGGATAGGGAAAAAGACATATGCAATTCCATAAGCAAGATCTTTAGGAGAATGCGCTCCCCTGTGAATACGTAAATTACTTGTGTATTCTAACATATCTTCTGGGTCAGGCAGCTTACTACATTTAAGTGTAATTGTTTCCTTTAAAGTGTATCTATCCCCTATAATAGGCTCAGATCTCCAGAAGTGCTGTCCCTCTCTTGTTTCATGATAAACACCATCAAAGGATAGGGCCACATGAGAAAAAGGATTTAAACACTTATGAAAAAACAAAAGGTAGTAAAATATAAAAAAGGGTTTTAAGCATGTATACAGAGTTCGGTTTAGCTTACACTTTGTAATTACGCTGTTGAACACTCTTCTTGCTACAATTCTGTTGTGCTTACAAAAAGACTTGTCATAAAGTAACTTATTGTATGTTAAAGAATAGAAGCTTACATCAACGGTTTGTTTATTCCTTACCCAATTATTGGATTCCATAGGATAATTTCCTCCTTTTCTTTATCATACTCCCCGTTTCGGAGTATTCTAATACACCTAGCCATAGCCAAAGCGAATTCTTCTGGATCCATGTCTACTTGTTTGTTTTCAGGCCTTGTTTCGTTTTTATACATCTCAATAATAGCAGAATCCCACTCTTCTTTAGGGGTATTATCCAACATCTTCTCTGCTTTCTTCGGCCCCACTCTCCATAATCCGGGGATATTGTCAGTTGAATCTCCTGTCATCCACTGCATATAGAAAAAGCGATCTGCTTCATCTAGGGATACATAAACAGGAGCTTCTTCTTTATCTGGATTCCAGTGCCAACCGGGAACACACCGCAAATCTTTATCTATAGTAACAGAAACGCCTTTTTCAGAAGATGATACCATTCCCATTAAGTCATCAGCCTCCAGTCTATCCAAGCACTTTACTGTACTAGATCCTTCATAGATAATCTCTAAAGCGTAGTCCAAGGCATCTGGAGAATGTAGCTTGTCTCTATGTGCTTTATAAGCAGGCCAGAAGTCTCTCCTATAATTCTTGCTTCTAGGACAAGAAAAACAAACAACAACATTAGATACTCCTTCGGGAGTCCAAGTTTTAATGTCGTGTACAAGCCTGTCTTCTAGTTCATCAATGCCTTCTACATCTGCCCAATGAGCAGCACGGTATGCTAGGATGTCTCCATCCAAAGCGGCAAGGTTAGGATATTCCATTAATCGGCTCCTTCAGGAAATTCATCATCGTCATCGTCATCGTCATCAAACTCAACGTAATCATCAGGATTAATTCCAAACTTTTCAAATATCTCATCAAGTATTTGAGATACATACTCAATCTTAAGCTGGGACTGACTAGCCTGAGCAATCTTATCCTTATCGTTTTCATTCAACATTCTTGTGCCAAGCCACACTTCAGAATATATTTCTACAACTGCACGAAGATCGTCTAGGTCTCCATCGTTTTGGAGAATAGTTCCAAAGATTCCTTTGTAATTAGGATCCTTAGCTTCGATGTTGTTAGCCATCATCTCAGACTCATGGTATCTCCAGTCAGCGTCTTGTTCATCAATCTCTCGATCTCCGTTAGCAACAAAGATTTGAATTGCATCAAAGTCTCTTCCTTTAGCTACTTCATTAAGATATCTACAGTCATCTACAAGGATAACTCGTTCCCAGTATTTTTCACCTCGCTCAATATCTTCTGCCTCAAGGTTAATAATCTCTTTTATTTTCTGAGACCATCTGTTTACCCAGTAATCCGAATCTTCTTTTCGTTTCTCTGCGCCAATGGCTTGGCAGTAGTTTCTGTATTCTGTAGAATCTTTGTCTTTTGTATACCCTCTCTCTTCTGCATCGTCCTTGATAGGACCAGCAAAAGGAAGAAACACAGGCTTAAAGCCTAAGTGGTATGCAAACTCAGCCACCATCTTAGCAATGGTAGTCTTTCCTACTCTTGCTCGTCCTCCAAACATTACCATCCGCATGATTCTACGTCCTTTCTAATATTAGTATCTTCTTCTTGAAGATTGCTAATGATCCATACAAGGTATGCAATCGTATAAATTCCATACACGGTTGGGTTATATTCTCTTAGCTTCTGTGCTTTACGAAGCAGAAAGTAATTACAATCATACATTAGTGTGTCTCCGACCAGTTAGAACCAATTTTGTACTCACCATCTAAGGGCATTTGTACTCCTAGTTTTTCTCCAGCAGTAATGATGCTCTCCACTCCGGCTCTACCAATATCTTCGGCAATTTCAGAAGGACACTCCAACTGCCATTCATCATGTACAGTAGCCATGAACTTAACTCCCTTGGTTTTGTTTATCTTAGTGTCTAAAATAGCTTGAGCCAGTTTCATAACAATAGCTCCGTCACCCTGTAGCTGGACATTCAATGCAGCATGTTCACTACGACAGGGAACCTCTCGTCCATCGAGAAGAGTGATTGTTTTCTTCTTAGCTACTTGAAACTTTACTTCATCAATAAGCTTCTTAAGTGCTGGCATGTTACGAAGAAATCGTTGCTTCAATGTACGTCCGTTCTGTCCAGTGATTTTAGAGATCTTATCATCACCAGCCCCGTAAATGAATCCGTAAAAGAAAGTTTTACAGACAGCACGGCTTTCGATACCAGCTTGTATCATATTGTAGTCATGGATATCTGAACTTAGAATCACTTCAGCATACTTGCCATTATCATACCTAGCCATTCTACTGGCAAGCATTCTAGCTTCCAAACCAGACGCATCAATTCCCACCATTACATTACCTTCTGTAGGCATAAACAAAGATCTCATTCTTGGATCAGAGTTTACTTGTTGAAGGTTAGGTTGCGAAGCAGTCATCCTACCAGTAACAGTACCTTGCGGATTGACATTGCCATGAATACGTCCATCTCTGGAGTTAGCAGCCCGAGTACACCAATCGGTTACTTGACCCTGCATCTTTGTAAGGTCAAAGTAAGTAGCAAGCTTAGATGCTTCAGGAAAGTCTAAAGACTTAAGAACATCTGAATCTACTTTAGGGTTTCCTTTTTCAGTCTTAGGAGCAACCCACTTATATTTATCATAAAGTCTTTCGGCTATCTGTTGACGAGAGCCGGGGTTAAAGATTGTGATCTTATCTTTGAGTCTTTTTCCTGTTTTGTCCGAGACTCGTATTTCAGTCTTTGCAGGAAATACACACCTAAGATTATCCTCGATCTCTGCTTTTTCTAAACTAAGAAGCGCATCGAGTCTAGTGGCTTCTGGTAAATTAAAAGCTATGCCATTTTCAATTTGCTTTGCAATAATGTCTGTGACAAGGTGTTCAAGAATAACTGATTTATTGTATTTGTTAATAAAGTTTTTCTGTGCAATCCAGATCTTTTCATTAACGTCAACATCTCTAATACAATATTCAATCATCTCATCAGAACATTCTTTCCAACCGCCTTGGTAATCCATTTTCTCGAAACCAAGGTGCTTACCCCAGCAAGCCAGAGAGTTACCGCCCAGCGGGTTCTGGCTCTTCTCGGGATACATCATTCTTGAGACAATGAGAGTATCCAGTTTCCTAGTTCGTATAGGCCCGAAGAGACGTACAAGAACGGGTACATCATAGAGCGTAATATTGTGGCCGATAAGAAGATCGGCATTACGAAGAGCAGCAATACCAGATTCCATATTAGTTTCAGTGTAAACATTAGTTTCTCCTGTGTCTACGTTTTTAGTTACAAGGCAGTGTACCTTGGTTACTTCTTTCTGTGGCTCACCTTTTTTATTGAGGGTGAGTTCGTTAAGCCCATCGGCTTCGATATCAAATACAAGTTTCATAGTTTCATCCTGATTGTTAGGGATTACTCGACTGGTTCAAAGTGGATCTGTCCGTCTTCTGAGATGGCGAAGTCAATCTCCTTTGTCCTACCAGTAGTTCGGTCATAGAAGAGGCATGATGCCACTCCGGCTCGACCAGTAAGACGATTTTTAAGTACTCGGATAGTAGTTGTATTAGCTACAACAGGATTCTCATTCTGACGATCACGCTCAAGAGCAATGACAGTGTTAGGTACACTAGCAAGCGAACCAGAGCCACGGAGATCTTGTAGGGTAATGCGATCACCCTCTTCATAAGCTTTCTGTGTTTTCTTAAGCTGAGACACTACGTCGATACGAACACCAGTACGAGAGACTAGAGCGCGTAGTTCTTTCATCAAGTTGTCGATGATAAGACGCTCAGACCCGCCGCCGTCGATGTCCTTCTCGTTAGAGCCAGCCATACCAACAGCAGCCGCCGTGATGTGGTCTAGAACAATAACATCAACACCAAGAGATACAGCCATGAACTCCATACGAGCAGCAAGATTCTGTAGGGCATTGTTACCAAGGTGATCATAGATATAGAAGCTTGTGCCAGTGAGTCGCTCTCTAGCTTGGGCATACTCTTCATCTGTAAGATCGTCTACAATCTCTACATCAACTGGATCCTTGCCCATCTTTTGTCTAAGCTCATTCATTGTACGAGCAGCCTTGATAGCACGGACTGGCTTATTGATGAGGAGACTGATCATGTCTTCAATAGTTTCTTGAGGCGATTCCTCAAGCATGATAGCACCAACAGATCTGCCTTCTTCAAGGTGGTGGCACATCATCTCTCGTAGAATAGTAGACTTACCAGATCCAGTACCAGAAGTCCATAGGGTAATCTCTCCTGATCGCTGTCCAATAAGGAAGTCAGTGAGCTTGTCATAGGGAAAGGGATACACACGACCCTCTAGTGCGCTGGTTTCAGCAACAACATTAGAGACATGTAGAATCTCGTCTGGTGAGTAAAGGGGAGCTTGCCATGTAGCGTTGACCACAGCCTTGCCTTCGCCCTTGACTAAACACTCGTTAGCGTCCTTGTAAGGGAGCGATGCAATCCTGCACTTACCGGGAGGGAGCAACTCGGCAACTTCCTTAGCAGCTTCACGACCGGGATCGTCTTGATCAAACATAATAACAACTTCATCGTAGCTTGTAACAAACTCAAGGTTGTCTTTGATAGAGCGGGCAGCACCCTTGGCTCCAGCAGGGACTGACACAACAGGCCAGCTATTGTTAAGTAGCTGATTGACAGTCATCGCATCAATCTCACCCTCGGTGATAACAAGACGCTTGGCATTGTTTGATTGATTAGTCCAGACATTTTGACCAAACAAAGGAGAGTTCTTTGCGGTGCCTTTCCAAAAGAACGTCTTATCAGGACCGCGAAGCTTTTGTCCTACAATAGATGCGTCCCTGTAATAGTTTGCAATGTGTACCTCTTTGCCATTGATCTTGGCAATCTGGTATCCATAGATCCTAGCAGTCTTTTCTGTAATACCACGATCAGACAATGCGGTGTATGATCCGTTGTGGGGCTTGAATGCAACATGTTCTTGTGAGTATTGAGTAGTCATCCTAGAGGATTCTCCTTTGTCGTTTTCATAATGTCCGCAGCTAAAACAATAGCCGCTTCCATCATCGTAGATAGCCAAGTTATCTTCTGAGTTGTCCCGGCCAGCAGAGGCGCATGAAGGACATTGCTTACGATCAACCAGTGTTCCCATTATTGTTCTCCAATATATTCTTAATCTTTTTAAGTTCACCACATACCCAAGACCTAGACTTACCAAGCCTAGCTCCAATTATTTCTTGGGTGTAATTATCTATCTTCATATCAACAATGATTCTTTGTGTTTCTGACAGCGGTTCCAACATCTCATATAAAGATGCTTCTTTGACTGATGAGTCTAGTATAAAAGAATCTATGTTCGTCTTTGTATTATATCTCTGTGTCCACTTCCTATCCGCTTGCTTCCTGTATCCCATGTCATGCATGTAATCATACACAACATCTTTCTTAACAGTAAAGTTAAGATAAATCTCAATCTTAGTTTTATTTGGATCAAACTTCTCAAGTCTTTTCCAAGCATGAACCAATGCACAAGCGTAGATTTCTTCATTAGTCCACCTTGAACACTTAGCGGCTAATGAATAAGAAATCTTCTTAATCAAATCAGTATGTTCTTCTAACATGTAGTCTCCCTGTAAGAATACCCTCACTTGGACTCGAACCAAGGACCAATCGGTTAAAAGCCGATTGCTCTACCAACTGAGCTATGAGGGCAGTAGCTCTGGTAGTGCTTATTTAGTTAGTACCAAACAAAGCACACCAGAGACTAGAACACTTAGACTTCTTACCACAAGGGCATGTCTGAATATCCTCTGGGTTTTTCTTAGCTCTATTAAGACCTCTCTCTACTTCTGAGTCAGTGAGAAGAATTTGGTAGGGCTTACCTTTATATGTGACAGAAGACTGCCAATAGTTCTTAGCTTCCTTCGCTGTCTTTCGATTCTTGTTCTTTTTTCGGCTGGAGTTTTCCATTTTTTAATTCCTTTTTTCCAAAGATTTTATCGTAATTTTCTCTATACTGTTCTTCGTCCGTTTTACGACGAACGCTTCCTTTGCCATACATTTGGTGTCTTACCTGTTTACGACTCCATTTGCATTCGCTATTCCAATCTTTAACCATAAAGCACTCCCGGCAGGACTCGAACCTGCAACCTGCGGATTAGAAGTCCGCTGCTCTGTCCAGTTGAGCTACGAGAGCAAGATGATACCCTCTCTCGTAGTGTAGTATATGTTGTCAAATATTTCCAGACACCAAGGCAAGCATTTAACACAGGGCTTTGACATTCGCATCTGACCATATCTATTATATCGAAAGTTAATCAGGGTAAGTTTAGTTCTTTGATCAATCTTTCTGAGAGCATCAAGCTCTGAATGTAATTCATTGTACCTGTACCCATATTTAGCTGCAAGGGGATGAGTCTTGTGTTGATTAATACCAACTGATAGGATTTTATTTCCTCTGCAAATAATAGAGCAGTGTTTTTTAGACAACGGATTATTAATACAATGCTTCAGACCAATGGGAACAACCGCATCTAGCTTCACGATTCACATCCTTTATAATAATGCTCAAGATACAAATCTGTCCATACTGGCATTCTGCTTGTAATAAGAAACTCAGCAGCTTTGATACTTCTTGTGTCAACTAAATCCTTTTTAATGTGCCAATGAGAAAGAATAGTATAACAAGAAGCATTTGGAAATAGGTTTAACATTTTTGAAATCTCATCCACTATTTCTATTTTATCGGGGTACTTTTCTTTTAACAAAGATCTAAGCCTATTGAACACCGGGTCTGGCTCTCCTTTTACAAAAGAAGATCCCCATCCGGGTACTTTGTACCCTCTAGATAAAGCACCATACGCTTCAGCAATAGGATTGGAACAAGAAAGCAATCTATTTGTTTGACTAAGAGGAGCGTGTATATTTCCTAATGTAAGTAATGCAGCGGGAAGGGTAGAAAAGAAATCTTTACCAAGCATTGCACCTTGAATAATAGCAGTAGTACTAGCGTTAAATCTTTTAGCAATCGTTTGATGTACTAATTCTAGTTCTTTTAGAATCATAATATCTCCTTGTAATCCTCAGAGCAGGATTCGAACCTGCGACATGACGGCGATTATAAGTCACCCGCTACAACGCCTACGCAGCTTGCCTGAGGTAAACCCCCCTGCCTCCAACTCGGAGACAGAGGGGCGGATTGACGGTCCTGCTGGTAAGTTCAACAGAACCAAGGTAGCGACAATCTAAATCTTGAGGCAACGTAGATACTCTTCACCTGCTTAGCAATATTGGATCACATTGTTAAAGTTGTGAATGAATAGATTTAGATGCCGCACCAGTCAAACCAAATAGCTCCGGTGGGATTCGAACCCACACTGTATGGATTTTAAGTCCACTGCCTCTGCCAATTGGGCTACGGAGCCAAAGGAGCAGTAGACCCTTCAGCCTACTGCTCGGTAATACTTATTACAAAGTATCCCTCTTCACCTTCAGCCGCCCAACCTTTAGAAGCTTCAATAGAAACAATTTGAGAATCATCTACCCACAGTTTCTTATTTAAACAATCTAAGCAAGCTTTAATCCCATTGTCAACGTCCCACTTAGGATAATTAAACTTAGTTGTTTTAGGTTTTTTAACATTCATGCTTAAGGAAACATGTAGCGGTCCCTCGAGTAATGGATAACCTTCACTAAACACCTCGTCTACTACGCCTGCTGCTTCAGCAATAAACCTTTTATAAGGTCCAGCGTAGTAAGCGTGAGGCCTCCCGCCCCGACCCTTAGAGAGCCGGGGCCGGGAAGCCGCTACGGGGTTTAGGGGAAAAACCCACTCAAGGGAGTCTTTAGAACGGGAGGGCATTGTCTGTAATGTCTTCCACATCTACTGAAGTTTCGTCTGTATGAATAGACGATTCAGTGGTTGCTACTGGAGCCTTATAATCAGATCCGTCAAAGCCCTCAGTCTTTGAGAATCCACCAGTATCTTCATATGGCTTCTTCTCAATAATCTGAACGCCGCTCAGGAATAGACTCATTGAAGAGTCTCGGTCAAGAATCATAGGTGTAAGCTTAAGCTTAACCTTGTCTCCACCAAACGCAATTGCTTCAGTCTTCTGGGCATTTGCATCATAACAGGGAAAGATCTCTTGTCCCTTCTTAGTGAAGGAAGAAGTCTTGGCTTTGATAAGAGTTACACCATCATCGGTGGTCCTCATGCCGTTGATCTTGGTTGCGTTATGATCTGTCTTGAGCTTATCAAGCTGGGCTTGAAGAGCATCATCAACAACAACAGTGATGTTATGGTTTCCGGGCTTACCAAACTTATCATCAATCTTGTGCAGGAATGCCCATTGAACGTCAAGGGTTCCGGTAACAAAAGTAGCTGGCTTATTCTGAGTCATCATTAGTATCTCCTTCATTGATTTCTTCTGGGTTCTCTTGGTTGGCCTGAACAATTAGGCCGCTAACGTCATCTTTAATTCTTCGTGAAATCTGTTCTAGCGAATCAGCAAGACTTGCTAGATATCCTAGAACAACATCTAGCCCAATAGCAGGGACATTGTTTTCGGTTGTCTCTTCTGTAGTTTCTTCGGTCATACTTTCCATTAAATTACTCCTTCCTTCCATATCTTATCGGTTATTTTGTACTGAAGGTTCAGAGCTTCTTGTTCTCCGTCACCTTCCCATTTATTTGTAACAAACTGTTTAACATGAACCATTTCATGAACAAGGGAAGCTACAAAATTTCTTAGTTCTTGTTGGGGATGTACTTCTATTTTGTAAGATTTAAAAGCAGTGTCAGGATCTTCTTCGCAAGTAGCCCAGCAATCTAAATCTTCATTAAGAGAAAAGATAACATAGACACTTTGAATATCAAATTCAGTCTGACAATATTCTATTACGTCATATGCAATTGAATGAAGACTAGGTGTAGAAAGCATTAGTTCTTTCTCCCGCTTTTTCTTCTTCCATACTTATTCTTCTTAGAACGTCTTGGTTTTCCTGCTGTCTTTCCTCTGAAAGCAGAAGACTCTTTAATATTCTTTCTACTCATAGATCCATAAGCTCCAAGTAAGGATGTCCGTCAATAACAACACCACAAGAAACGATAGGCTTCTTTAGGTAATTAGCACCATAAGACATCGCAATGTGATTAATATCAACACCGCACCCTACGTTCATTCCGAAGAGGCGAGTATTAGGCCCAGCCAGCCAGTTAATATTAGCAATAGAGTGGCAATGACCGCTGACTGTAGACATTGCTCTGGATCTCGCTGCATTAAAGGCAGGATATTGTCCACCAGCCCCTGTCCCATGATGATAGAATACTCCATCAATGTCAAAAGAATAGTCCCACTCCCATTTAGGTGTTTGATACATTTCAGCATAATCCCTCAAATACATCTGAGGAATTCCTACTTCACTACTAAGTCTCATGACACGCTCATCATGATTGCCAATGCAGACCATAGCTTTAGGGCATAGCCTTTTCCATTTAGCCATCTTTTCAAATGCTTCTTCAAATTCTTCTTTAGCATTTTTAGATTCAACGTGCTTTTTATGAAACGAAATGCTATGATGATCTAATACATCACCAATGAAAACTGTTGTGTCAGTCTTGTATTTTCTCTTAATTTTCTTTACGAACTCAAAGTACCCTTCTTTTTCAGCGGGTAAATGGAGGTCGCCAATTACTAAAACTCTACTCATTATTATACCTCATTAAGGTCTTCGTCTTCTTCAGAAGCGGGAACAATCAATTGTAGATTAAACCCGTTAGACGGAGACACTTGTTGTTTAAGAAAAGAGTCAAACAAATTTGTTGTAAATATAGTCATCATCTGTTTGCAATTAAACTCTATACACATGTGCGTATCTTGAAGTTTTGCTAACTTAACAGCCTGATCTAAAGCAAGCTCCATTTCCCCTTCGTTTTCAACATGTAGGCATCCCATCGTTTTCTCCCTTAAGCGTTGTGTAATTAATTATCATTCCCTTTGGAATGACGTTTACGCTACCTGTTTCTTCCGGTCCTACTGTATCTGTTACGGCAATAAATTCTTCTGTCTCGTTTAATACAAAACCAATAGTATTCATAATTGGAGGAGAAGAATGACAATACTTCATAGCATCTTCTGCATACACCCACTCCGGTCCCCCGTGAGTAGCTGCGTCTTTCCACCTAATCCAGACCAATTTAGGAAAAGAGATAATCTGATTCAAGAACTCTATTGATTTCGAATCCTCCTCTTCCGGGGACAGAGGGGAGTGTAAGGTTCGAGTTTCTCTCGATCTCTTCTTTAAATACTTGTAGTTGGTTTTCTTCATGGATTTTAACAAATTCCTGTCTAGTTATGTCTCTCATTCGTTGTACATAAGGAGCATGTACTCCATAAGAGTCATGAATAAAGGATAACATAAATATTCCTTCTTTTAATAGACGGTAAATAACCAAGAACATATGGGCTGCGTCTAATGAATGAATATAATTTGGTGCGATACTTAATACAGCTTTTCTTATGTCTACATCTTCTGTATAAGTATAGAAAGTTAGTTCTTTATGATTGAACAGGGAAGCTAGGCTTCTTCTGTTCTTTCGCATGTTATATGAATGCACTACCTTAAAACCACTTGGGGTAGTATATTCTATATGTTTATTGTCGTTGCCTAGTACTGTAGCGCACTCTTTAAGGAAGTCTTTTCCTTTGTTAGGCATTTCAAGTGTTTGTGATAAGGAAGATTGAATGGCCCGCGCAAGTTCTACAACTGCACCGCCTACTCTGTCTTTATCCACCCAATCAAGATGTCCTTCAGACTTAACATACTTTTGAATTCCATAAAAAGTAAGTCCATAAGAATCGCACATAGTAGGTCTTTTAGTAACTTCACGTTGAATACCATCAGACCAATAATCTAAAAACTCTTCATACCAATTAACAGTATCCTTATTATCATAACAAACTTCAGTAGTTTTATTAGCTACAAATCCGTATAGATCTTCAGGAGATTTGTTGTCGTTCAGGTTCGTGAGTGTGGCCGTTAAGGAGTCGCGCATGATGCCAGCCCAGTGTTGTGTACCATTGCATTTCCCGTCAATGTGTACATCAATCTGAGTTAGCCCGTCTGTTCTACATAGATCAAAGATTACCTTTAACCTAGTGAAAGAAGGATTCTTTTTCTTTTTATCCGAAAGCCATTCTTTGTTAGTGTAAGGGTCTTTGTTGATAGCCTCAAACATTTCCATGTTATCGTCTACCCACTTAACCCTGTCATCTAACGTAAACTTGTCTTGATCAAACAAGTTAGCTAGATAAACCTTTAGCCAAAACAATCCTTCTTCTGTTTGTTCAACAGATTCAGCGAATTGTATTAATGACAAATCAAAGTCAGAGCCTTGACAGCACAGTAACTCGCAAGTTCCGTAGCCTCTTCCTCTAAAGTCAAGAGTGTAAGGCATATAGAACATTGATTCTTTACTTAATTGATCAGCTAAATCAAGGCGGACTAACATCCTAGCTCGTTTCTGCTCCCCCTTGAACCAATCACCCCAAGCTTCTTCTTTCCTTTGACACCACTTAGCTTGATCTTCTTTTAATCCATCAAGAGGATACTCTTCTTGGAATTCAAAACCAGAGAAATCATAAGCTGGTAGATTACCTAGTTTAGTGTTAGCCTTAAAAAGATTAGTCATTACTTCTAATACTTTTTGATTAACCGTCCACTCGGTATTACCCATAGCATTCAATCCTTCTAATACCAAAGGAGAAGGTTCAGAAAACTTTTGTTCTCTTCTTTCTTCTCCATAGTAATTAGAAAGAAATCTATGAACTACTTCTTTTCTAAGGTATGGTGTAAGATATCCTCCGCTCCGCTCCATTGTATGGGGAACAGGAGGAACAAGCATAGGTCTAAAGATTAATTCAGTAGTCTCTAGACTCTTATGTCTTTTATATAATTCTTTGATAATCTTTTGATCTAAAGATACATGGAGTTTTTTAATCCAACGCTTACCAGATTTTTGTATTATTCTATTAGTTTGAACAACACTACTTTTTTCTGCGATGCGTAACATGTGATGACCAAAATCTTCTTGTTGCTTTAAGGTCATCTTAGGAATTTCAGAGACTTTCTTTACAAAAGCCATACATCTTTTAGGAGACCAGTTTTTAATAAACTTAGACTGTCTTTCCCAGTCTCCTTTGAAATCTTTTTTAGCTTGTTGATATGCTACAATAGCTACAGCATCTTTTGCTATAGATCTACATACCGTTTGTGCTAACGGGGGAGAGTGAGGGAACGTATCGTTTTTAAACCCAAAGTACCCGTTAGATAACCAGCATTTAATCAAGCACCTTACTGTTAGGTCTGCCATTTTTCTGGCACCTAAAACAATTAAGGGGTGAACCCATGCTGGAGTCTTTTTACATGCTGTTGTTTTATCAATCCACTCTTGATAGAATGGTTCAAGATATTCAATTGCAGAGTCTAACAATTGCTGCTCTGGGATCCCCTCATCTGGAGCGCGAGTGTACTCTTTCCAGTACTTGTCCTTGCCGCCCATCAGCATCGCCTGTTCGGCTTGTAGCTGTCGTTCGGTAAGAACCTCTTGTTCTTCAGATGTAAGGGTATCCCAGAGCATTGCAATGTCCTCTACTACTCACCCAATTATTCGGGTAGAGTTATTAAGAATGTCAGACAGACATAGCCATCTTCATGACTTGGCTGGAAGAATCCGCAGCCTTACCAATAAGATTGTTATGAATACGACTATTATCTGACATCTTACGACCCCGGCTACCTTCACGATGCTGAAGCCAATTCGTTACAGCATTGGCAGCAGTCCAAGCGGTAGGCCTGAGACCATGCTCTGATCGCTCACCATCAAATACCTGCGACCACTCAGCCAAGGTTTGAGCGGCCTTGATAGTAGCTCTCTCTTCCTTTTCGGTAGTAGGATTAGCGGTAAAGGGTTCCTGAAGCTCAGTGTATACCCTAACCCAGAAGTTCTGGATGTCGGCGGTATTCATAAACTTACTATTAAGAATCTGAACCTTATCTTGGAACATGCTACCAGTTTCACGGAATCTCTTGAGAGCGCGGCGAAGATCAGCAATCTTCTCTGTCATCTCTCCGGTATGCTTGATACGGTAGAGATTACGGCCACCCTGAGAGAGAGCCATATTCAGAGTGTTAGCACAAACAACCCGAACGCTAGTCGGAAGACCACTGAGCGAGAGGGTTCCGTTGAAGCTGTTAAAAAGCCCCAGATATTGAGTAACACTATCATTTTCACTACCAACATCAAAGGTATCTCCTCGAAGCATGATATAGATCTTCTTGTTATTGTCGAGACTACCTGCTGTCTCAACTCGAACATCAGCACCAAGCTCGTAAGCAATATCAAACAGTTCCTCATTCTGAACAACCTGATAGCTTGGAGAGACAAGACCAAGAATGTCACCAGTATCCTGACGGATAGTAGCTACATTCTTAGTGCTGATAGCGTCTTCAATTTCACCATCCTCATTCTCATACTCAGCAATGATACTAGGAGACTTAACAACCTTCCAGTCAAGGCCTGAGAGGCGAAGAGCCTCAGCAGGAGACGGAGAGTGTTCGACAACAGTACCAAGACCGTGCCAAGCAGGCTGACCATTAGCGTACATAGCGGTATCATTTTCATACATTTCGTGTGACATACTTTATTTTCCTTCTGTAATTTTGTTTACATAAAAACTAAGGGGATACCAATCAGATCCTTTTCTGATCCATCCACTATTATATTCGTCAATTAATTCTTTACTTTTCAATTCCATTACCATCTTTTGTTCGTTAGATAGTTCAGGACAATTTAGGCAATCTATTCTAGGCCACCCACAATTACACAGCGATTGCCTGCCAAGATGTGGGGAAGAGAGGTCTGATGATTTCTCCAATTGATTTAGCGTAAGTTTGTATTTCCGATTGAGCATGAGAGTCCGTCCTAAGTTTATAAAATCTAGCATAAGCCGCAAGGCTACCTGTCCAATACCATGTTGTCATCATTCCCTGAGGAAGTACAAACCTCGCTTGCTCAGGGCATACACCCTTAATAATCATAGTGTTGTATGCAGCCAATCCTAGCTGACACGCCTCTTTATATTCTTTATTAAGGATAATAGAATCATCTAGATCAAAGTCATCACCACTACCTTGTTTGATGTTTCCTTCTGGTTTCTTTTTCCAGCTAGGCATAAAGAAGGTAGGAGTATTCTTAACGTATCGTCTAGAAATTTCGTTCTCAACAAAGCCTTGCTTATGTTTAAAGAACTGAGTTCTAATAGGAACAGGAGCCGTTATTCTTAGTGTAATAGACGTATGAGCAAAAGGTGTCCAATGGCTGTGTTTAGCCAAGTATTTAATTAGCTTAACATCTTTATCACTAAGCTTGTGAAACTCTGATTCAGGAGGGACATGCCCCACGAACCGACTCATAGCTTCCCTATCAATCTCCCATTCAGATTCTTTATCATGAGATACTCTAGCAGCGTTGACTACAGACAAATCTGTACCCATGTGATCTACATATTCTACATCATTCGAGATCATCAGGCGGTTCCATTCCATCAAGTTCTTGGACTACAAGGTCAATAACAGATTTACTGTAGGCTCTCCAGACTACATCCATACCGTTAAAGATCTCTACATCATACCTCTCATAGTCTTCTGAATCAAACGAGCCAATTTCTTCGCCGTCTTCATCATACACAGTGAAGTCTAGGATATAATAATCAACCCATTCATAGTCCCACTGTTCTTCAGTACCAAAGGCATGATCAAAACTATTATCAACGTGTTGCCATTCAACTTCAATCCTAACATTTACAACTCTTGTCTTGCCGTTGTGATGCTTAAAGTCGAGATCATCGAGATCATGTACAGTTACAGTTTCCATTAGCTTACCCAATCAATATCACCAGAGTTTTTCTTAGGCTTAGGTTCTGATTTCTTATCCACAAAGAGATCCCTAAGAGTTTTCTTACAGAACATCTTACAAACAGGATTATTGTCAATGTCAATCCTGTTTGTTTTACAATAGCGAATCCATTCTTCATACAAGGATTCTGTCACGGCTTCGAGAATAACTTTCTTATTAGATCTGCCCATACTGTTCTTTCATACCTTTCTTAAGCTTGATTTCAATAGTCTTGAGTTCTTCATACATATCTTCAAACGTACCACATGCTGTGATATGTCTATGCTTCTTCCCTTGCCACACATAGTAAAACCACTTGTTGGATCCGGTGCAAACCTGTATAACATCTTCAGGCTGATCAGGGAGAGGAAGGGAGCTATCAGTGAATAGAATTTTCATTATGCATCCTTCTTAATAAGAGGAAAGAGTTCATACTGGTGTCCATATTCCAGTGCAGGAATGTCAGCAATATAATCTAAAGCTTCTTGGTTAGTATTAAAGGGACCATGCAAAGCGATTCCCTTCTGCATATTACCCGTCACTATTACCCAACTCTTGATCTTCACACCATTGAAGCCACTCAAGGTAGTCTGCTGATCGTACATCAAAGTATTCATATCTAAGATCTTTATCCAATTGTTTAGGTGATGAAAGGGAAAGCCACAGTTTATGATCAAGGTGATCTACATCATTCATCTTCGTCATCCTCTTCTTCGGTTTCATAGTTATCTACAAACAACTCTACAGTTTCTTTGGTCAAGCAAGGGACACTGAGTCTAAAGTAATTCTCTGCAATTGATACCATATCCCAATGAAAGTTATCATAAAGATCAGTCAGCAGGTCATCAATATCCTCAATGCCATCAAGCTGATCTCCATAGTCTTCACGAAGAAGATCGGTAATAGCATCTTGAAGTTCTTGTTCGAGGCATACAACAGTAGTCATAGTAATTAATCCTTTACGAGAGTTTTAAGGGCATCAACAAACGTGTTATTATTAGCATCAGTAATCTTAGGAGAGTAGTTCTTACAGACATCATACTCTAGTTCAGGACATCTCTGATGCAACACAGCAAACCTATCATGAGCATCTTGGATATCACCAAGAAAGTCTAAGTTCTTTTTATTTGGTTCCATATAAATATATCTAAAGATTTCCATGCCGATGACAGACACAGATTGGTAATCCGAGTTGTCATTATTCTTATCAAAGAACTTGTCAGAATTCCTAGACTTACTGGCAAGGAAACCAATAGCACAGTAACGACAGTCATCACCATCTGTTCTATATCTACATTCACCAGTATTCTCAATACCAAACTGGTTCTTTTGTCGGACATAGTAATCAATAACAAGGTTTACAATACGCTCTTTATTCATCTTCATTGTTTTGTTCCTTACGAATTCTTTCTTGTACCCAATCAGGAAGCTCACCATACTCTTCCCAAAACTCTGCCCATCCCTCTATAGCCTCATCATCGAGGCCACAGAGATCGGGGTTATCATCATCATAGTTATCTTCGTTGTCTGGATCTAGGTATTCTACCATCATTTTTATATTCCTTAATTTCGTAGTTTTGTGATACGAAATTTTTCTTAAGGTCTCTCTGCGCCGCAGCAACAGAAGGATATAACATAACAGTTCGGTCGCTGTCTAAAACCCAGCTTGGTTCTGTTAACGACTTATCATCAATACATAAAAGAGCGTATTTAGTACTCATAATCTTCTAGTATCTTTCTAATTTTATTCTTTGCTAAAGTTCTTCGAGAGTGTAAAGAAACCTTGGAGCAACCAATGGCATCAGCTAAGCGATCATCATTTGTATTCGTGTATCCTTGATACAAAATCCACGCACTGTCTACACTTAAATTATCTTCTATCACATCGTATACTGGTTTAATATCTTCTTTGTAAGACATATCTTTTTCAGGAGGAGCCGCGTAGAAAATATCCTCCGCGCTTTCTCCGTCCTCTGTAATATAAAATTGTCTGTCTCTAGTCACAAAAGTTCTATCTATTCTTTTGATTTGAAAATCTTTTCTGTAACAATCTATTACTCTTTTTCGGCAGCCACTAAGCCATTGTTCTAAGTTTCCCTTAGAAGGATCGTATAATCTTTCGTAGTTTTCCATAGCCCATAGCCACAAAACATTAATTCTTTCGTCTTTTTCATATCTAGGGGTTTTATCAGCTACAAAGCTTTCCCTTTCTAATACAGTTTTAACTGCATCATATATTTCTTGTTCAATTGACATTATCCACTTTGTGGCTTTCTACAAGTATACTTCCTGCTACTCCTAATTTCCAAGTTCGCCCTGAAGACGATAGATAAGCATAAGTATTTCCCTGCTTTAAGTTAACTATTAATTCTTTCGGTTCTGTATCGTCTTCCTCCGCCTTAGACACACCAACCATTGGCAAGCTATGTACAGAGTATCCATTACTCTCTCCTAAAGTTTTTTTACTATTGTTCTCCAAGTGAAACTCAGAAACAGTAGATGTAAACCAATTAGAAAAATCTAATATAGACGAATACAAAACCCCGGTATACTTCTCACCAGTATCATCTACGACCTCTACTGTCAGGCCTAGATTAGTCTGCTTTTTCTCACAGTTACATCCCATTTGAATGTACCTCCTATAAAAACTATATCGGTTATACTATACGCCGCCGCCAAGCCACACTCACAAGATTCACACTCATCAACCACACTCACGAATCGCTTGATATAACTCATGCGGGCTGAGGGGTTCGGTAGTATCTCACTGGCGGCATATGCATTGCCTCCTACCTATACTGTAAACCCCCCTCTTAAGAGTGATACTGATATACAAGGCCTTGTATACGTTCTCACCCCGCCCGTTAAATGATACCCATACGCTAATACGAGTATCATAACATGCTCCGGAGACGGAAAAATATACACCGGATTTCTCCGATGCATATCTCGATGGATGTGCTATCCTGAATTACACTACGCACACTCTGTTACGCAGGGATTTGAACCCTATCTTCCATCTACTATATGCTTGCGCGTTATATGTGCGTCATGAAGGCACTTTAATA